TCCTTTAGGCTTCCCCCCCCTCCCTCCGCTGTATTTAGTAAGCCGGTTCTTGGGAGCGCTGAAGCTATTTCAGAAGGGCTAAATTTTACTTACCTAGGAGATATAGAATTTCAAGAGTTTTTTATGTTAAAAGTTCCTTTAGGCGAAATTGTGTTCAGTTCTGCTCAGAGCAAGTTTGATGCTGCCTGGGATTTAAAAGGTAACGCCGCAAACTTTAACGTCTCGGAACTAACTCTCACCAGTAACGGGCTCGAAACAGTTTTCAGGCTTTTGCCTTCGCCTACGTTTATAGATACGGCGCTTTACGAAAGTGGATATTCTTTTGCTTGGAGGACTGAAGATGACTTACATTATATTTTTATTACACCTACCAGATCTTTTAGCTTCAACGAAAACCCTAGCTTGGAAACCTCTTTTTATACTGAAGCTACATTTCAAGATTGCGTTTTTTCTTTTAAAGATACAGTAAAGCTTTCTCAGGCTGAAGCCTCTTTAAGTAGTAAAGAAAGAATTTCGTTTCTAAGCTCCCAAGGCACGTCTCTAGGGCAAGTAATAGAGTATGACTCTACACACAATTTTGCCATTATACAAGGAGTCTCCGCAGGGGACCTTACCTTTTTTGATGAGTTTACAAAATATAAGCTATACGACACATCATTAGAAGACTACAGAGTAAGCACTAATCCGGCCCTACAACTACTAGACTATCTTAGCAGTGGTGTATACGGAAGAGACTTAGATGTAGACAAGGACTTAAACTTAGACTCTTTTCTAGAGGCCGCTAGAGCGTGTGACGCGCCTTCGGGAGTTACTATAGTAGTCCCCGCTTTTGACACGTATAGCAATTCTGAGAACACAGCACTAGCGCCTCCTAGGGAGCTCGATAAATATCAGGTTCTAGACCCTGTGGAATCTAAAGTTATTTTTGAAGGTACAATATCTCGCGTAGATTTATTAGAGCAAGGAAACTCCTTGTACTATCAGATAGACTTTATAGAGGTAATAGGCAAGCTAGGGAAGAAGTATAACCGGTGGCAGAAGCTCGGTACTAATTATGTGTGGGATAAGGAAGGAAATCTTAGGGTTTCACAAGACCACCCAGCAGACTTTTCTTTCTACGATATGATCTCGGTAACAGGCCCCGATGCTAATAGTTCTGTAGGTACCTGGCCTATTTTACGTAAAGTTTCAGGACAAGGAGCCCCCTTCTATTATATAGATATAGGCACTCCCGCATACAGCATAAAACACACGGGAACTGCCGCTAACGGTACATTCGGTCTTAGCGTTACCCCTGCGGTGGCGGCTACTATTTCGGTAGGGGATATAACGGTTTATGAAAATGATACATATTATGTTACTGACACGTCCCTCTCGTCCCTAATAGAACTGAATAAGGTAGGGACTTCCACAGGCACTTTGGATAATTTAGCGGGCAGAGACAGCTTTCTGCCCGGAGACACTGTAACGTTTCTCAAGACGGACACAACAGCCTTAGACAGCTTAAAGC